GTAGCCGGTATTAATCGTGAGCACCGCTTCTGTAGTTGACGGGAAGCTCGTTCCTCGAAACGTTTCCTGAAGCAGTCTCCCGGAACGTCTCGCCGGCGGCTGCCCTGGTGCGCTCGCGCGATATGGTCGCCCTTTGTACTGGTACGTTCTCCCGCTCTTCGGATCGCGGAAACTCCGGATCATCTGCGCCTGAATATCGCGCATCACATGGCGCACAAGCGCTTCGAGCTGCTTCTCTTCGAGCGGCCCGATTTCCACTTCGATCTTGTCAACGATTACGAGCGAAGCCGTATCCGTGAATCGCCTGCCGCCCAAATCTGTGAATCCTGGTATGAGTGCCATTACTGTTGCGCGATTGCCTCAATTCGCAGGTGATAAACGTGCCCTGGTTTCATCGCGTTTTCGGTTTGCAGCACCCGGTAGCGTTGCACTTCGCCCGTACCCGGCGTAATCAGCACCGTCGAGACATTCGCGAGCATTTCCCAATTAACCAGCGTGGTCGCAATCTCCAATCTCCACTGCTCAATTGCCCCGCTTTCGATAGTCGGAATACGCCGCGCGCTCCAATGGCAATTAAGCGTAACGAGCACTTCCTCGCCGGCTCCAGGCGAAAGGGAATAGAGCGTGCAAGTAGATTGCTCGCCGTAGAGCACGCGGCGTTCACGCTCGAGGATCGCCGGATAGAGCGACTCACCGAGCACGCTGTGAAAACTTCCGCACGAAGCAGCCATATAAACCTTACTGGTACGCGAACATGCTTGCGCGAACCGCGAACTTGTGCTCTTCCGCGCCCTCGAGCGCGAGCACGATTGACGCTGACGGATCGACCGCTTCCCACCTGTAGAACCATATGCCGGCAATTAACGGCTTAATCGTGCAACGGTAGACACCCACGGCGAGCTTCTCGACATTCGGATCGACGCCGTAGGTGTAGGTCACATCCACCGCGTCCGGGCTTTGCACCTTGACGTTGATGACCGGCGGATCGACAGCGACGCCTTCTGCATCCAGAAAGGTTCCATTCTTCAGGATTACCAGGTCGCCTAGATCGTATGTGTTAACACATGCACTCATCGCTTATTACTTCGCCCTCGCCGCCAAGTTCATCGCTGATCGTGAATGAAACGCCTGGATCAATCGTATCGACAATCGCGCCCGGAATGACCGGCGCGACCCCACTAGTACCGTTCCATAACGCCTCATTGAATAGAGATTCATTGAACATTTACCAGAGCTCCGAACCGATCAGATTTGCACCGCCATTCTTGACAATGGCGTGAACGATGCCCACACCGGCTTGAACGTTCGTCCAGTTGAATTTCCCATGTAACAGGTTCGAAGCATCGTCAATGTCATAGACTACCGTTTGCCACGGCTGCCCATAACCAATATCGTTTTGAAGGCTCAAGAGATCGATGAGCACCCCACAAGGGCCATCACCCGCCGCCTTGATGTTGTATTGACAGCCATAGAAACCCGCTATATTGAGTTTGGTTGGGTGGTAAGCAAATGGAATCTCAAGCCCAATTTTGCACGCCTGCACAATCAGCGAGCCATACGCGAGCTCACCAGAGCGCACGCCTGTATAAAAATTAAGCACATTCAACGATGTCACGTCACAACGCGATGCGTGGTTGGTTGGTGACAGCTTCACGCCATAGGCATTTTGGTGGGTTGGCTCAAAGAATGCCGGGGGATTCTCTGATAGTGATCCGCAATGAATCAGCACATTTTCAAGTTTGTTGCCAAGCTGGTTACTGAAATCGAGCGCGGTCAGTGTTGGATTAGTCGGACATTCAAACACCATATCACGCGCATTCCATACGGTGCCGTTTGTACTTCCAATGCCTGAGATTTGCCGCCCGCCAATCATTGATGCGTTACCGCTTGCGCCTGTTAATGTGCTTTTGATGATTGAATGATTTAGCTTTGTGGGTCGTAGCTGTGCCGAGCATGTAGTTGGCGGCGCGACTTCACCCACCCACTCAATCGTAATTGTCGCGTCAATCTGGGACAGTAGCGGTATCGGTATTTGCGCATTGTGGCCGCCGGGCTCAATCGGCGCGCCGCCGATAATATACTCGCCCTTCGGAAAGAATATGCGCCCACCGCCTGCTGCGAACACCGCATTCTGCAATGCGATAATGGCCGCAGTATCATCCGTCGATCCATCACCCACGCAGCCGTTATTTTTCGCATTCCATGTCGATGCGCCCACGTAATCGACATATCGCTTAGTTGCTGCCTGCAAGTCTGAAACAGGATCATCTGCAAGGATTAATGCTCCTGTGAGCGTACCGCCAGTGAGAGAAAGTTTGGCGTCAAGTGCTGCTTGCAACCCCGTCACATCAGACGGTGTATGTGTATGAACCGCGTCCGCTTTTGCATCAAGCTCAATACCTTGATCAAGGATTGCGGTTTGAACATCAATCAGTGTTCGGGCAAGCAGGTTGTGATGTTCAGCAATTACATTCAGGCGTACGAGCGACCCGGCAGAGAATGATTTCGCGGAAGTTCCGTCTTTGCCGCGCCCGACAAGTGTGATTATCTGGCCGCTCTTGCCTTCGTAATAGACAATCTCATTTGATGTGTCGGTTGCGCCCGCTGCAACGTCAAGCGTGAGTGCCCCTGATGCGGGCCAGTTTGAAATGCTGCCCATAACCGCGATCGAAAGATCATCAGTATCAATGGCGCTTGAAAGCGTGGAGCGTTTATTGTTTGACGCAAGCAGAAGGCTTGCCGGAGTATCGGCAACACCAAGCGAAGCGAATACCGATTCGCCTATTGGATGTACAGCACCAGATACGGCAACCTGGCACGTAACCTGTGATTGAATCTCAATGCTTGCGCTAATCTCAGAATGCGCCATACCAGCGCCCGCGATTGCGCCCAGCGCTATCTGTGCCAAAGCTGTAGCGGCTAAGATCATTGATTAACCACGGATTATTGCGCTGATAGTGCCCAGATTGAATGTGCCGGTTCCGCTGAAAGTGCGCTCAAGCAGATTCAAACTGTGGTATCCAATCTGTGGAGATACAACCGCTGCCGCTGAAGTTCTGGCCGCAAGATTGCTTGCGCTGGATTGCATGTACATTTCCAGCGAACGATACGGGTCCACAGTGCTATCAAGTGCTGCACCAGCTACGGTAAAAGTGCCAGCCAGTCCCGACAGTTCACCATAAATACCAACGGCATACGTTTCTTCCGGCAGTCCACTCACGAATTGAATGCGTGCTTCCGCATTATTAGCCCACATGCGGACAGGCCCATCATAGGTATGACTTGCTGCGTCGTGAAAATAGAGTTCGCGAGCAACTATATTGGAGCGATTCCATACAAATCGCTTTAGAAGTGAATCTTCAGTAGTCGTGGTTGTTACTGTGCGGAACGTGCCAACATACCGCCGCGTAGCAGCGCCACTCTTTACGTAAATGCCATCCTGCAAAGCAAGCGCGTCAGTGCGCGCAGTATTACTTGCCCACGCTGCTGACAATTCAAGCGTAATCGTGCCTGCATTATCGTAAACAAACACATCGTAATTCTTGTCAGCTACGAGAGTGCCTAACGGCAGGCTCAATTCTGAAAACTGATGGCACACCCACATCGGATCGTCATATAAGCTGATGCAATTGCCATCAAACGGCGTAAAATAAATCGTCGTTTTTGCGTTCTGATTGGTAGTTGAGACTGGTACGCCCGTTTCAAGGGTCAACCGCCCGTTGATGGTTTGCTGTGGCGGCATAGCAGCACCGGCCAGATCAGTGTTGAATGTTTTGGCAGTCAGTCCTGCAACCATCTTGTAGGTTTTGCTGGCCGTGTTCTTCGTGCTCGCGCTGATCCCTTCCTGCCCTCTCGTCACGGTAAGCGTGTCAGTCACGATTGCAGTCACGCGCACTATTTCAACATTCGGATCGTCCGTTGGGTCAGCGTAGTCGGTTGAGTTCCACCAGGTTGCATTGAATGGCGCAGCAGGCAGCTTCGTACCGTGCCCGCCTGAAAGCACGACAGACGTAGCCGAGGCGTCATAGCCCGTCGATACTGTCACCTTTGCGAAATTCTTGAATAAGTCCATTTATGCGCCTCCTGCTTTATCCGAGAGTCGGAATGAAACGCCGGGATTCGGGAATGTCGCCGCTGCCGCGAGTGATGCTGTGAGTGCTGAAGCCATTGCTATCGTTGCCGTGATGTTTACGTAACTGACTGCTCCGCCTATGGTCGTGATAGCGGCTGCGACGCTCGAACTGATGGCAATTGACCCGGACAGATCAATCCGCCCGACAACCTGAATCGCCGCTGCAATGTTTGATGTAAGCGTGATTGGAGCTGCAATGTTGACATAGTTAATCGCGGCGGCCGCTGCGCCTCCCGCGCCGGCCAGCGCAACCTGTCCCAATGCTGATGCGCCAAGTGTCACTCACTTAATCCAGGCTTATCGAAAGCTGGCCCGCCACGATGCGTACAACGTCAAGATTCGCAATTGGTGTTGATGTGATCGTGGAATACGCAATGAGATTTCCGCCCGTCACCGCATCGAAGAGCCCCATTGCGACTGCCGTATGCGAACCGCTCGATGTGAATAGCGTCACGTCTGCCCCATTGACCGCCGGATTTGCTGCCGGGAAATTGGTTGTATTGTTGCTAACTGCGGCTCGAGCATAGCCACCGCCAGTCAGCTCCGTGCCAGCTGTCGAGTCAGTTGGGGCAACACTGAAGAGGCCCACATACCACGTCGCAACAGGCGCATAGGTAGTGCCGCCAAAGAGATGCGCGAGCACCTTGCCCTCGCCGTAATTTGTAAGTGAGCCAGCCATATCGCGCCTCCCTGCGTTATTAAGTGTTTGGTGTTGTAAGTGTGAGCGTGGCGCATGGTTGCTTGCGTCACTGGAGTAGGATCAGGAGAGCAAGAACCACGACGAGGACCACGAGCACGAACACCGCCCAAAGAACAAATTGAATGCGCTTCGCACAATCAAGCGGCTCCATACTTCTCGAAAATCACCTCGAGGTGAGCTGGGGCAAATTGCCCGCCTCGAGGCTTAACAGGAGAAGGAGCGTGGAAACTCATAATCACTCACTGCATCTAGGCAACCGTTACCGGCAGCCGCCGCCGGTAATATCGTGCGCGCTCTTCGCAATTCGTCTTGACCTGGTTAGTGCTCATGCCTCGCACATTGACCGAGAGGTCGAAATAATCGCTCGCTTTGTTCACCTTCAAATCCCACGCATCACAGATAGCACGCTTAATCGCCTCATCGCTGTAATCTCCGAGATCATCGACATAGCAAAGCAGCAGCCTTTGAAGCTCATACTCAGAGAGCTTCGGATCGCGCCCCGGCTCGGTATGAACCTTGACTAGTTCCATTGCCTCAGCTTCGGTCATTCTTCTTCTTCGTCGATCAGCGGCTTCTGTTTTGGCGGTCTGCCTCGTTTGCGCTTTGGCGGCTCTTCGATTGCCTTATTCTCCGGCGCTTGATCTATCGCCTTCGCGTTCGACTCTTCGAGAATCGGATAACGATCAAGCTCTGATTCTTCAATCTCCGAACCCTTGCCAACGAGAAGAAATCGAGCAAGCGGATGCCGCATTGGTACCCGCTTGCCGTCCTCGGTCAAACACCAGGCTACTTCTGAAACGATTCGCATTCACTTATGGCGTCACAATGTCCGCATTCACAAACGCGGCGGGCCTGCGAATCGCAAGCGCGAGCCTTGCTTCGCAAACGATTGTTTGCAGGTTCTTGATGAGATCGTCGTTCTTGAGCCCAACGATGAACGTTACGCCCCAGCGTTCGAAGATCGAGCCAAAGCTGAAGTCGCCCACAATGGCGAAGCCGGCAGCCTGATTGACCGACACCACAACCGGAATGCCCCAGATGCGCATCACACCGGCATCAGACGGCGATCCAAACGGCCAGATACCGGCAACAGTCGTTGTGCGTACTGTCTGCCAGTCAGCCGGATTCATTACAATTCCAGTCGGATAACCAGCGCCACTGTTGACGACCTTTCCAACCGCGTTTGCAAGCGTGGTAAGCGCGTCGGTTGTGAATGCCTGAGTCTGAATGCCAACCGTGTTGATGATTCCGCGAATTTCCGGCGGCGTGCCCGAACCTGCGAGCAGCTTCTCGTCGATCTTGAGCATCAGCAGTGCGCGCAGATCGTCAAAGAGGACTGATCGCAATTGCGGTACATCGTCGAGCGCCTGCAACGTGACGGCGGTCCATTCGGCTACCGTTTCGATTGGCGCATCGACAGGTGCCCAGCGCGGCTGAACTTCAGGCTTCGCTGCCCCTTCAGCAATGAATGCGGCATTATTCGCAAGCGGCATCGTTGCCTGATAAAACCGCACCGAACTCGTGGCACTGACTGGCACAACCCTGAAGAGATCGTAGACAGTCGGCATCACGCTGTAATGCGCTGGTACTGTCGGATCGGTCGTGCGCGGCCCAAAGTGCGACGACATGATCGGGTCGCCGGCAGCCTTGATCGTGCCTGGCACTTCAACCGAGTACGTCACGCCCTGGAAATGCCCTTGCTTGCGAATGTTCTTGTAAGCATCCGACTCGAGGAATCGATCGAATACGGAAAGCGCTTCGCTTGGCGGTCGTGACTGAGTGGCGACTGAGTGCCCGTTCGTGCGCCCATTGCCATTCGCAAACGGGATCATATTCGACGCCTTCGCATCGACTTCGATTGCCTGCTGTGTTGCGGCTGCCGCATCATCGAGCGCGCGAAGGTTCTTGTATTCAAGTTCCATTGCGCTCAGATCGACGTGCATCTTCTGCGCCTTCTCGACATCTTCACCGCTTGGCTTCTCGACTGCGGTTGCCTTGACGAACTCCTCGCGCAGCGTGTTCAGCCTTTCGGCAAGTTCGGTGGATAGGCCCATGTTGTCCTCCGGTTTAAACTCGCGTTGCTGCGAGGCGGGTTAGTTGAATGCGCCGCATCTCAGTGCGACGCGCTTCGATTGCGGTGGTATCTTCAGGCGGCTCGGCAGCCTTAACGCTTGCAAGTGCGGCGAGGGGATTCGCCGGCACAGTCACAAGCGACACTTCGTAAAGCTCGAGCTCGTGCAAGTGCCTCGAGCCATCCTTCACCTCATCGTTCGTCACCTTGTAGCCAATTGACATTGCGACCTGCTTGCCACGCGCGAGGCGTTCCTGTGCAACCTTGCGCGCGGCCTGAGCATGGGGTGTTGAGTGAAACGTGCCAGTGACGTAAAGCCCGCGATCCGTCTCGCGTGCTTCATCGATCGTGCCAATTGGTTCGGTCCAATCGTGAGCATTCGCCAGGAATCCGCGCGCACTGAAGTCGCTGAGAGTTTTCTGAAACGCTCCCGGCTGGATGATTTCATTCTGTCGATCAATGTTCGAAAATACGGCTGCAATACCTTCGAACGAACCTACGGAATCGCTCTCTTCGAGGATTTTGAATTGTGCTTGAAATTCTCTTCGGTCCATAAACAGTGAAAAGCGCGGCTACCATTTCCGCCTGAATCCTCGGCGAAGGAGGTAAACGCGCTCATCTGTTTATTTTCCCGTATTCACAGGTGCGTCAATTGGCTAAGAGTTTTCCGCCTTTTTTCTGGATTTGTCAAGTGCTTGTGCGCTCGGCGTTGCCGGATACCACTTGTTGTGCTGCCGGCAATCACCGCACAGGAGAATCACAGGTCGAAGGAATTTAGCATGATGCTCAACGATTGGCTTATGGCATTTATCGCACGTGATCGTCGTCTCGGCTTTATTGCTCATGCGGCCTGCTCAGTTTGCTCTTCGGGAGTTTGCACTTGTGCTGCGGCAGCTTGTGCGGCTTCGCGGCGATATTCGATCCAGCATCGGCAGTTCGAGCGGCACGTAGATTCGCCTATCGGCACGACATCCTCGATTGGCTCGTAGTCTTCGCTTACCAGTTCCGGGCATCCCGGCGTCCCGCGCGTCTCATCGCGCTCGCAGTGCTCGGCCTTTGGGTCGAGGATGCGCCGCGCTTCGATGGTTCCCTTCGCGCGTTCGCGCTTGTCGGTAGTGCCGGCGAATGTGGGATACGTCGCTTTGGCATATTGGGACGTGCGGTTAATTGCTTGCGCCGGGCTGACCGCGCCACGGTTTATTTCAGCGGCAAGACGTACCGCGAATACTTGCTCATTGCGCGCTCGAACTGCCGCGTAATTCCATAACGCGAAAGTCATCGCAGCGAATCCGCCGGCAGCAAGTACCGCGTTGACGTTATGCGAAAGCGTAATCTGTTCCGCCATCCGCACCTGGAATTCGCGGGACGATACCGGACCAAGCGTGCGCACCCGCGCGCGCACCTTCTCGGCGATCGCCGGATCAACCAGCGCGAAGATTTCCTCCGGCGTCATCGCTTCACCGAGCGGCGTGCTCATCTGCCGCCATATCGCAAACGCAACCGCCAACGCTACGAGCTCAACGACGTGATTCCTTTCGGATTCCGCTTGAATCTTTCGAAGCGCCGCCGGCGTGACCGCTCGCCCGCGTTCATCGACGTACACACCGCGCTCGGCATCCCAAAAGAATTTCATAATTTCACCTCAATCACTTCACGGAATATCGGCACGCTGCGATTCCATTTCTGGATAGCGCCGGCAAGCGTTGTGCAGGTGATCGTGCAAGAGCGCGTACATTCGCTATTCTCACAACCAAACTTGTAGATCCCAGCGCCGTACAGGTAGAGCTTCGGCTTCCGTCCACACGGACAGCGCGACAACACGACCTCGCGTTCTTCGAGCGCTTCGATCGTCACTCGCCTGGTAACTCCTTCGGGTTGAGAATCGGAATGAATTGCTCAGTTGGCGCGTCCGGATCGAATGGCTCCGGCTCCGTATCGTCACCCTCGATGCGTTCCAGTTCCTCTTCTTCCGGCGCTTCTTCCGGCTCGGTGACTGGTTCTTTTGGATCATCTGGCATGATTAATTCTCCTTACTTTTCGAATGGTTCCGCGTCGAGTATGTCGCGCGCTTCGCGTGGTCCGAATTTCTCCCACCAATCGCGCAGCTCTTCGTACTGTGCCGGCTCGCCCAGGTTCAGTTGCTTCTGCTCGATTGGTGCTGCCTGCACTGGCAGCTCGTTCAGCTTGTCACCATCCGGCAATGGCTCGAGCCCAAGCGCGCTTCTTGCTTCATTTCGCGTCGTCAATCCCGAATTCCACTTGAGCACCTCGCGTTCAGCAATTGATTTCTCGTCCTCCTGAAGCGCCCACACCTCCGACGTGTCAAACTCAACCCAGCGTTCTTTTTCACGCGGATTGTAGTAATCAGGCAACAGCTGATGGCCGAGCTCACTCGCAATCACCTTCATCGTTGGAATCACAAAGCCATTCCACGCAGCCTTAAGCGCGCTTTCGTAATTCGCATACGTTGAATGCTCAAGACCTGCACCGTAGCCAAGCACAATCGCCGGTATGCCAAGCACTGCCGCAACGCGCTCTTCAGGCAGTGAATGAATTTCTTTCAGCGACATCTGGCCCGGATTGAATCCAAGCTGCGCAATATCCATTGGCGCTGAGAACACAATCGGCTTGCCGCGCTCACCGCCAACCGTGCGCGACATGAGCATTTCTTTTACCTTCTCCGCATCGATCGTGTAGACGCTATCGGCATTTGGTTTCGGTGAGACGATGAACGGCGGCACGCCAAGCGATCCCATTGCCGCTTTCGAATAGCTGATCGCAGACTCATCAGCGATGACCTCTTCGACAAGCGCACGCAACGGCGCAAGCCCCTTCCTGTGATTTCGCGGATCAATCCCATATCGGAAGTGAATCACATCGCGCACCTCGAGCCTCGAGAGCTTTCCATCAACGCGCATCTCGTAATGCGAAATGAACTCACTGCCATCATCCGGCCAGCGCGGTTCGCATTGCTCTGAATCAAGCAACCACAGCGCCGTAACGCGCCCCGTCTTATCGCGCATCTTGAACCAGTAGACATTGCCATTAACGAGCCAGTAGTAGGCAAACCCCTTCATCATCGTTGCGCCGGAGTAATACCTGTTTGGCCGTTCCACGAGGCGCGGCAGTGGATGATCGATCGGCACCCACTCATCGCCTCGCTTCTCAATCACACGCGGCGGCGGTTCACCGAACTGAGTGCCGGCCCAGTTGACAGCCGCCATGATCAGCGAGCTTTCAGTCAGGTCCGCATCACTGAGGCCCACGGCGGGAACCTGCGAAGGCCAGTCAGGCCAGAACACTTGCGCGCCAAATGATGAACTCACGTTCGTTGGATAGACTGGAAAGCGAAATGCTTTCAATGCAGCACGAGCACGTTCGATTAAATTTGCCATAGTCACACCAGCGTTATTTCAATTACACGTTTAGCGATCATTAAATCCGTGAGTGCGTGTACAAGTGCATCTATCCGGTTCGGTGATTCCTCACCCGGCACCCACGAACACATCTCATCCTCAAGCGCCGCGAATGATCCAACGTGATGCACGCGCGCCTGTTCGTACAATGCGACGATCGGCTCGGCTCTCAACACCTTCCCGCGCTTTGCATGTACCCCACGATACGCAATGCTCGAATCAAGGCTCAGTATTGTTTGCTTCACCATTTCGCCGCCCTGGTTAGTCTCAGCCACGAGCCGGTCAGCGTGGTACTTGTGATACGCCGCAATCGCCTGCTTCGCCCATTCATTCGGGCTCGCCTGAAGCGTTAAATCTTCGAGCACATACGCGTGCTCACCAGCTCGCCCGCATACGACAATTCCGCACGCATCACCACCGGCAGTAGCCGAAGGATCAACTGACACTACCACTCGCGTCAATTCCGGTACGCTCGATGCTCGCGAATCTTCGATCAATTCACGCTTCCACAATGCGCCTTCAACATCTTCGAGCAGTTCGCCGCTTAGTTCCTGTCGCCCAATGCGAGTACCGCCGTAGAGCTTGTATAGCTCACTTCGTACGCTCTCGTGCAAGTGTGGATTATCGGCAGTAGTCGCGCGCGTAATTACGCTGTTCGAATCTTCGAGAAGCGCCTTCAGTACCTTGCGCGGCTTCGGTGTGGTCGAAACAATCACGTGCGGTCGCTTACCCAAGCGCAATCCAAGTCGCATATTCGTCCACGAATCATCGAGAGCAACAGCAGAGGCCAGCTCTTCAAACCATACCAGGTGATGCTGAGGACCGCGCAAACGATCGGCATCCTTCGGCGTGTTCGCTCCAAAGAGTTTTCCGTGCGAGCCGTTCGGCCAGTGCAGCTCGCCCCACGAACGGTTGAATTGTACGTCGCGATTGAAACTCAAGATTCCAGTTGCGCCCTCAACGCAAGTGTCGCGCGCATCGCCAAGCGTTGGCGCGATGATCGCAATGTGATGGCCTGGATTCTTGCGGGCATAGTTATCGACATAACTCGCCACAGCGAATGTCTTGCCACTGCCACGCCCACCGAGAAGCGTCCAGATATTCCAGTCACCCGGAGGCGGGACCTGGTGCGGCAGAAGGCGTATTGCCGGAGCCGAAGGCGTTCTCGTGCGCTTCGAGAATCCGAATGCACTTGTCCGCCAGGACACCGTGGAGAATGGCCAGTTCGTTGGCTGGTTGTTTCGCGATGTACTCATCGGTTGAAGCAACGCGCGCTTGAGCTTGAAGCGCCTCAAGGTTTGTCTGAAGGTAATCGAAAATCAAGTTGTCTATCGTTGCGCCTCTTTTTAGGCAAATTTCTGCAACTTGTTCAGGCGTTAGCGATGCCCTCCACTGCGATACAAGCTGATGACTCAGCTTGTATTCGCGAGCAACTGCGCTGACGCCTTGACCGGCAAGAAGCGCGGCCATAACTGCGGCCTTCACTTCAGGCTGATGTGCCACTAAACCTCTCCTCCATCGCCCTGCGATACGCTTCGTAAGCGACACCTTCTTCCGGCGCGCGATGCGTTGGCCCATTCACATCAACGTGCGTAAACACGCAGCAATCATTCACGATGTACGAGCCACGGATTAAGTCTGGAGCACCGAATGCAACGTACGCCTGCTTCGCGTGAGTATCACGTCGAAGCATTTGCAAGAGCCACATAAGCGAGTTTGCATTCTGCCGTTCGCTTGTCGGCTTCACCTCAAACCAGGCACTCCAGTCTTCGATCCAGAAGTCGGGAAGGTATGCGTGACCGCGCACGATGTAGCCTTCCGGTTCGTACTCCCAACGCACTCCGAGATTTTCGAAGAAGCACGCCCAGCGCGCCTCAGTACGCGAGCGAAACAAGCGACCGGCGAAGCGCGTCTGGATGATGTGACCGACGCGAGTGTCAGTGTGTACGCTTCGTGCGAGTCTCACTCAGCCTCCTTCTCCATCGCGGCGAGTTCGTCCATCTGCATCGCTTCAAGTTCTTCGCACACATAAAAGCGAAAGTCGTAATTCTTAACATGAACATTCTGTAACCATCGAGCATTCACCCGCTCCACGAATGCGCGAATGGCAGACAGATCGGCCCTTTTTGCGTTTTCTTCATTGTGGCGGTGCTGTTCGAGAATGGCGCGAATGTCCAAGTAGTTTTGCACACCGTACTGGTCGTCGGCATGCTTCAGCGACTCAAGCATTTCATCAATCGTGGGTTCACTCATAGCGAAAACTTATACGTACTCAACGCGAATGCCGTGGTAAAATAGGCGAACCGCACGAATGATTCACAGCATCCGTGCGGTTCTGACCATAGAACCTGCAAGGAGGCTCCATGACTAATAGCCAGTCTACTAAAATCCAACTTCAATGCGCGTATTGCGAAACGATCTTCACGAGGTATCGCTGTCTCGTACGACCTGGCACTCGAATGCATTTCTGCAGTCGCAAGTGCCGGAACACGAACAGCAAAACCGTCCGCACTTGCCAGAGATGCGGTAAAGATTTTCTCAAGAAACGCTCCCAACTCCCGAAAGGAAAAAGGGATTTCTGTAGCGCAAATTGCTACTTTGAATCCGGTGCCGGTCCTGCCCGAAAAACACTGCTCGAACGCTTCACGCCACATCTTTCTGCGCCCAATGCGAATGGCTGCATTCTGTGGCAAGGCGCGACGACCCCGAATGGTTATGGCGTGATTGGCAGTGGCGGTCATTTTGCTAACAACATTCCCGCTCACAGAGCCGCTTGGGAATTTGCTAACGGTCCCATCCCCGCAGGCTTGTTTGTCTGCCATCACTGCGATGTCCGCGCCTGCGTCAATCCCGACCATCTGTTTCTTGGCACGCAAGCAGACAATCTTCAGGATATGGCAAAGAAGAATCGCAGAAAGGGAGAGCGGCAGCCTAATCATAAACTCACCGACATACAGGTTCGCGAGATACGGAAGCTGTACGCACAAGGCGGTATCAGCGAATTGCAGCTCGCGCAACAATTTGGAGTTACACCCAGTAACATTCACGCGATTCTTAAAAGAGGCACTTGGACGCATATTTAAACCGAAAGCGTCTTGCCGCTCAGTGCTATTGCCAACGCCAGCGTGCCCGAAAAAAATAATAGCCTGCTCAACTCTTGGATTTTCGGATTCGCCGATAAACTATAGCCAAGCGCCCCGATTATCACGAACGCTATTGGAATTAACATCGTCATCATCATTTCGCCTCCTTTGCCTGCCTTAGCCAGGCTTTGAACGTAATCGGTTCATCCAACCACCTCACATTCGACTTCGCGCGGCACACGCGGCAGTACCATGTGCGTTCACCACCACGCCGCTCGGATGGCGGCGTGAAGATTGGCCGACGCGCAGTGCATTGCCAGCATTCGAAGATCCCATATACCGGCGTGTCAACCTTGAACGTTCCTGCATCGCCTGGCTCACCTCGTGTAGATTTCACGAATGTCAGTGCTCCGATCACTCGCAACGCTTCGTTGCATTCGATAGCTCACCGCGCCAAGTAGAATCATCAGCGCCGCAACTGCGAGCATCACGATGAGGTGCGTTCGATCTGCGCGCGACACTTCACGTCACCCGCTCCCAAATCACCGAATGCTTGCGCTTCCGCCACTCCGGTTCACGATACGGTTCAGACTTGCGCATTGCCGGCGGAGCTGCGGAGCAATAGCACGCGCGAACTGCGGTGTTCTCGTTCCCTGATTCCGCGATGTATGCCACCGTCTGCCATCCGCAGCCATCGCAGTAATAGCAAACATCCGAAGCGGCCTCTCGATGGTCCTGATATTCACTCTTGCTACGCTCGGCATCGCGCAGTCGCTTCCAGGCAGAATTCAATTCGCCAGGTTGAAGCAACGCCTTCGTCTCCCTGCCTCGCAGCGCCTCAACGTACACATCTCGAATGCGATCATCGGGAATCTCGGAGCATATCTCCGACCAGTCCATCGCCTCGTCGCGAATATCATCCGCTGGCAAATACGGAGCGCCGGCGTGGCGTCGAACCGCCTCGATGATTTTAGCCATTGCCTGGAAACGCGCGTTTGATCCTGTCACTTGAAGTTTCATTTCGATTTACGGGTGTCTCCTCGCGATTCAGCCATCCGAGGAAATGCGACGGATTCCCGGTTCCGCCATTAATCTCAAAATAGGCTTTAAACTTTTCGAAAATCTTGCGCACATCGAGATGCCGGTATGCTTCCCTGCCCTGGATTTCCTCAAGGAGTTTTTCAGTAAAAAGAGGAGAGAGAGTTCCGGCCCGGGGAACAGAAGAACTCTCTCTACTTTTTCTCTCTTTTTCACTCACTAAATCCCCTCTTAGTTCTTCTGGAACTGAAGAAGAACATGAAGAACTAGGCGGAAAAGAGGCGGACATTTCGCGCCTACGTTGCCGCTGTTTTTGTAACCTCCAGCGTTCACGGGATTTAAACTCCCTATTCATCCTTCGGTTAGTGATAAGACATTCAGTGGACGGATGCGGACATTTGCGGATTTTTGCAGTTTTATTTCGACTCAATTCATTAAGAGCTGTGCTCATTTCCGCCTCCGAACATCGGCACATTTGAGCGAGTTCGACGACGGTTCCGGTGATGATTCCAGTGCGTCCGTTTTCATGCATGGCGCAGAGAAGGTCGATCCATATTCCGCGAGTCGCCGCGGAGCATTTGGATAGGTTCGGGTCCTTCTTCCAGTCGCCGGTGTAGAACAGAAATGCCGGCTGTTTTTCTGCCACTGTCAGTCGTTCTCATTAAGGTGCGTGAGGGGTTAATCTTGTGCTCCCGAGAGCAGAGCGCGATCCAGCAATCTCGCGATACGTTCGAGCCGCCGCCACATCCAGGCCGGAGTCGTGCGTTCCACTCCGAAGGATGCAGCGATCAGCATTCGAGCCTCACGATGCAGTCGAAGCAGTCGTTCTTGTCTCGTCATCCTGTTGCGGGAACAGCCCGATCTGCTTTGTGGCTCCGATCAGGTTGCGGCGCGCCACGTTGTAGTAGCTTTCCTTGAGCTCAATCCCGACATATCGCCGGTCGTGATGGAGTGCCACGACTCCCGTTGATCCGATGCCATTGAACGGATCAAGCACCAGATCGCCCCGATTGCTCCATAGCCTGACGCACCGCTCGATGGTCCCGAGCTGCAAAGGGCATATGTGCCGCTCGTCATCGTTCTCGCGTGCTACAGCGGCATTGAGCGTGTCCGATTCCTTGATGCCGTACCATATCGGCCTTGCCCACTGAATCCATTCTTCGTTATTCACATCAGTCTTGATTGGCTCGGCGTTTTCACCAGGTGCGCGAAAGAGAAGAATGTAATCAGCCATTGCGGGACGCGACCAGGCACTGTCTTTATTCTTCTGAACAAACATTAGCGCTTTGGATTTCGTGCGAATCGCCTGCGCCTGCGGGTCTTTATCAATCACCACTTCCCCGTCGTAAATCCACCCCGCCTCGGTGAAGTGCTTCACCACATCAGCGCGAAAATCTCTCCAGCCGATGATTCCGTGCGTAGCTTTCGTGGTTGTGACCTGCTGCACGTGAACGCAGGCGCGCCGCCCTGGCATCGTTACTCGCAGCAGTTCCGGTATCAGGTATCCGAAGTGCTCGAAAAACTGATCGTAGTTCTTGCTATTGCCCATATCGCGCTCGCTAGGGCTATAGGTATAGAGCGATGCGAATGGAGGCGAGAATACGGACATCCCTACACTATCCGTTTCGAGTTCCGCGATACGCTCGCACGAATCGCCAAGCAGCAACTCCCACCCTTCCCCGCTCGATTGGCGAGTCTTATATTCCCGTTCGGATTCCTCACCGTGTAATTCCGCGATCTGCGCATCGTGCATAGCCGTCACTATCCCTTCCGCCATTTCATCGGCCTGTCGCTGCTTGCGTTGAATATTCATAACGATTTCGGATTCCGCTTCAGTTGTTACGACGATCACATTCACTGGATGCTTCTGCCCAAATCTCCAGCAACGCCTAACGCTCTGATACCACTGTTCGAATGAGTCATTGAGTCCCAGGTAGAGCAGGTTATGGCAATGCTGCCAGTTAAGCCCAAATCCAAACATTGAAGGCTTGGAGATGCACACCCGCGCCTTGCCTGATCGCCACTGCGCCTCGCGCGCGATCTTGTCCTCATCATCCGTAGCACCTTCGATCAGCACGCTGTCATCGAGCAACTTATGGAGCACTCGACCTTCATCATTGAGCCCGCACCATACGAGCCACTGCTCGCCCGATTCGTTGATGATCTCAGCGGCCAGTTGCGTCCGTGATTCAAGACTCGCCTTCCGCGCTTCGCCTCGCCCGCTTACGCCTCGAGCCAGCCTCGGGAACAGTTCGCCATCCGGCACCCATTCGAAGTCGGCACGTTCCTCTCGAATGTGCAGTGGAGGCAGAATGAATCCATCATCTTCGTAATTCAGATCAGACGGCTTTCGAACATAGACTGCCCACTTCGCAACCCATCGCCAGAACTCTGTTTGCGCGTGGCCCTTCAGCCGCCATCCGCCAGTCCCCGCGCCACTGTCAGAGTCGTGAACAAAGAACGATGCAAGCATCTCAGCTCGGCTCATTACTCCCAGGAACTCCGCGTGATTGGTCAGTTCTGCGATGTCGTTCGGGGCAGGCGTTGCCGTACAGCAAAGCCGCTTCGGAATGTGAGTAAATTCTCTCAGCAGCAGCGTGCGAGTCTTTCCGTCGAGCGATTTCAAAATGCTCGATTCATCGAGCACTATCGCGTCGTATTCAGCTCCGACGAACTTATGCAGCTTCTGATAATTGGTGATCCAGTAGCCATCCTCGGCTATCGGCTCGGCGCAAAATCGCACATCCATCTTGAGCTTGGTGCGAGCTTCCTCAATCGTCTGCTGCGCCACGGCAAGCGGAGCCACAATCAGCACTCTCGATCCTGACTGCCTCGCCCATTCGAGCTGCATCAGTCCCTTACCAGTCCCGCAATCTGAGAAGATAGCCGCGCGCCCGCGCCGGATAGCCCAGCGCAGAATATCGGCCTGGAAGCCAAAGAACAGCGAAGGCATAGCAGAGGCTTCGTCTCCTGCCAGTTCAGGACGCGGAATTTTACTGTCTAAAAATTGCTGATAGATCATTCGCTTACAATCACCTTCGCCGCCGCGCAGACCGCGCGCGCTCGCTAGGCCGGTTGATTAGCCAAACGGCAAACACCATCATCAGCCCGACACCCAGCACCAGGATGATTCCGTACAGGATTACTTCGACTGGTTCGAGCATCGTGTTTCACATTCGCGCGCGGTGAGGCCACCGCTCCTCACCTTGCCGCTCGCTGCCAAGCTAGCTCGCTCGGTGAAGTCGTTCTCACCGCGCACGAATCGGGGCCGCGCGTGAAGCTCGTGCGTATCGCGTTCCCGCCCTGATTAGTGAGAACACGGACGCACCCACCCGGTCGGATACTTCACGCGCGAATTTCAACAGGCCACTCAACGTTCTCGCAGGTCAGCGTTGCGCACTCTCTGAGCAAGTCCCTCGCAATCGTCGCCTGCGAAGCCAGAATCATCTGAAGCAGCAGCAGCCAGGTGCCCAACACCTCGTC